TCTGCAGGTTGTTGTTTCCGGTAGTGTTTTTTCTAAACCAACTTAGCCATCCGGTTATTCTATAATCACCTTTATCATGTGTATGTGTCAGGTTCTTCGGAGCCTGTCCTAAGATAACGTCCACTTAAATGGAGGTCATTATCGCAGAGGCGGAAGGATTGCCGGAAATAAAAGCATATTGGGCTGTCGGAATTGGTTTCCAAAATGCAGTTGCCGGATATGCTGCGACACTTCACGATGAGACCTTGGCGGGAACTGCCAGTTTGTCAACAAGTGCAAAATCAAAAACCAGGGGTTTTGATTTCTCCGCACACAGTTATAATCCTATTTATGGCAACTGCAGTCATGTAAGACCTATCGCTATGGGTATAACCTACTGGAGACGCTTCCAATAAATCAGAGCAATATTATTGGGTTGAACATTTTTATCGTTTTGATAAACTCCAAAGCCTGTGCCGCTTGTTTTGCTTGCGTCCAAGTAAAAGACATTGGCTATTGTCCGGGCAGTTTCTCCACTTCCTACCCAGTTGCATGGATCAGAACCCGCTCTTCTTGTTTGAATAGCTCCACCTTCAGAACTCGCCGCAATACTATAACGCCCATAATTATAAAATTGAAAACCACCGCTCAAGATATTAGGTAGCTTTTCTTGCTGCCCTAAGATAACGTCCCATAAAACGGACGTTATGATTGGTCAATGTGGAACTTATGTCCCAACCGTCTATGTTTGGAAGAATGGAGGCACTTCGCTTTTGCAGGTATACACACCAAATACATCAAGTGTTTGGCAGGCGTTTGCAAATGCAGATCAAGCAAACATTCAACCCCGTAAATGCTATATAGCTGTATCAGGGGAACAGGTTGAAAGTTCAGCAGGTCTAATTCTGCCACGCCCTAATAATATAACTATTCGCTATTGGAAACGCCTCCAATAACGCAAAGCTATGTTTAACGAGGTGACGTGGTCTGATTTCCCATAAACATTGTTGTAATAAGTTCCGCTGTGGATTTCTCCGTATGCTGCATTAAACCAGGTACGGGAACCATAAGAAGTACTGCACGGAGCGGCAATCGGTTCATTATTGTTGAATCCGTATGTTGTTGGTGCAAAAGCACCTTTATATTCTTCTTTATCACGGCTGGTATAAGAGTTATATACTCCTGCCATTTGGCCAACAATATTTGGAACTCCTTCGCCCTGTCCAATGATAACCTCCGTTATGTTTGCATAGCCAGAAATCGCACTCGAAAGTGTCAAAGTTTTGCCGCTCACGGAGCTGATTTTTGAGTATGAGTTTCCGGCCACGATAATATAGTTTGCACAGTTCGAAGAAGTGATCGTTGTACCGTTTCCGTCAACTGGAGTATCAACCAGGGTGACGCTTGTTCCGCTGCCCCAGCTCGACACACGGAAAGCAGCATGGAAGCCGCATGAATCGCCGCCCTTGGAGCGGAAGAACACGCCGCCGTAGTTGTGCTCCTGCCACTGGCCGCCGTACATGGCCGCAGGAGTCGGCTCGTCGGGCTTCTGCTCTATGATGCGCCCGATAGGAGGCGCAGATGTACAGAGCCATGCGTTGCCGTTCCAGGTGTACTCCACCTGCACATTAGCCCCAAGGGAGTCTGTGACCTGTGCGCCGAGGATTCCGGTATAAGTGATTGTGCAGGCTCCGGTTGTGATGAACACCAGCCGGGCTCCTGGATTTGCCCCGGCGGAAAGTGTGACCGCATCATTGGCGTTGAGTACCTGTGCTGCTCCGATGACATTGGAGGTGACCTTGTTAGGATCCTTTGCGAGCAGGATGAACTTGTCACTGCCCGGAAGGTTGCCGGACGAGCCCGGGGCTCCATATGGAAGCTTGTACTGAACCATGGAGAGCATGACTGCAGACGAGATGTCCGCAGCATCGGAGGTGAACTCCTCGACCGAGCCCTCAAGGGTGAAGTCAAGGTCGTTGTTGTCCTCCTCCCAGCTGTAAGTGGCGAGAGACTTGGAGCTGTTAGCGAAGACGTCAAGTGCTCCGTTCACAAGGGTGTCCCGAACAATATAATAGCTCACAGTTGAGCCAGAAGCTGTGAGGCGGCAATAGAGCCAGCGTGCCGGGTCTGTCGGGATGGATAGCTTGCCGAACTTTATGGCGTTGCCCTTGAACCAGAAGGCGTAGTGCTTCTCGGCTACAAGAACCTGGCAGTAGCTTGGGTAGTAATACAGGGAGTTGCCGACCGCATAATATTTCTTGTTGTTGTCGAACCTGGCCAGATAGGAAGAGCTCGCAACAGTTGTCCCTATCTTGGAATATGTGCCGTTCGCAAGCGCATAAATGCTGTTGTCGCCCGGCTTGTACAGGTATACTGTATCGTTATCAGCTCCGTTTCTGATCGGGAAGTAGTCGGAATTGATGGTCACAGGATTCATAAGGCTTGTGTTTGGGAACAGGTATCTGGTTCCGCTTTCATTCAAGAGGTGGAAATAGCCGTTATCGGAGCCGTAATCGGTCCAGGAGTCAACAAAATAAAGCTCCTCGTATATGTTGGTGTTGATGTCGCCAGTACAGTTCCACGGCACAATATAAAGCCACGGGTGCGACGGAAGGTTTGTATTGTTGAACTTGAGCATTATCATTCCGCCAGCAACCTGGCCTGCTATGAGCTCTGTCACATACTGGTTGTTGATTGTGTAAGAGTATGTTGCTCTTCCCCGGCCGGACAAATCGACTGTCTGCACAGTAAGTGTCTTGCCGGAAATTCCTGTGGCAAAAGCAACAAAGGAATCTTTAGAGTAATTATAAGCACAGCCCAGGTCTGCTCCAGCGTCCGGCGCACCCCATATACCTGTTCCGTCCTGATGATAGAAGTACCAGAAATATTCTGAGTATACCTGGGGGATTACAGCATAATAGCTGCTTCCGAACACGAACTCCCAGCCAAAAGCTGGGGTTTTGACCCAGAATGCCTTGACCTTCCTGTTTGTCACTTTGCTGCCAAACGTTATATCAAAGCTCGTGAGCAAATCACCTGTTGCGGCGTTATAGGTCTTGCAGGTGTACACATCTCCGCTCACGGTATAACCGGCCACAATTCCGTTGCAGACACCCAGGATGACAAAGCCGCTCTGTGTCCATGCCTGCTGGTTATATGCAGGGGCACTCTTTGTCACGACCCCGGCTTTTTTCAGCTTTCCGGCAAAATATGAAGTCAGCCGTTCCAGAATAGGCTCTGCAGTAGCACCGCAGCCGCCGCTTGCTGCAACAAGGTTTTCGGTATTGTTGCCGTCTGTGTCGTTCAGGCTTGTATCAAGATGATGAATCTTGATTGAGTTGCTCGGCGGTGCTATCTGATAATCAGCCAATGCTGCAGGGTTGTTCGTGATTGTGAGGTTGCTGTCGGAGTCTGCACTTATCTGCGCCACGTCAACAGGGTTCAGCCAGTCTGTGACCTTCTTCTGGAAGCGCATTCCGGCCGAGGAGACAAGGTTCCTGAATGTTTTTGCCGCATTGTACAGGGTGAGCGTTCCCTTGATGGTTGTCTCTGCGACTGTGACGATGAAGTTCTTGAGCTTCATCGCAAGGCTGCCGTCCTTGTAATGGATGAACTCTGCATCCTCGTCGTCCTGCTCCTCCAGGTTGTGGTCATTACCCACACGGAACTCTGGATTGTTGGTGTCCATTCCCTTCCAGAAGTTGTCGGAGGTCTCGACATCGCCCTGCATCTGCGAGAATGTGCCCACAATCGCCGTGAGGTTCTCTGCATATATGTTCTTGGCAGTGAGCGCATCCGGGTGCTGTGTGCCGTCGTTCATGTGAGCCAGCACCACGTCTCTCGCACCGGTTGCCCGTGCAGTCATCTGGTTGGTCTCGGCATAGTAAGGTACGGAGACTCCCTCGACCTCGTGCATGGCGCATCCGGCCTCGTTGAAGGCAAGCACCCGGTAATAGTACACGGTGTCGCTTGGAGCCGCAGGAGTGGCTGACTGACCCTGCAGAGGCACTGTCTGGGAGAAATCGTCGGTTGCGACCACGTATGCCGGATCCGGAGCCGGGTCGGTGTCCACCTTATAGCACAGCTCGTTGTCACCGTACGGGTCGGATGCGCTCGACAGGTCAGGCTTGTACCACTGCCTTACGCCGTTCTCTATGTCGTCAGCACGGCTTATCTGCACCTGATACCTGATATTGCCGTAAATCTGCTTATTACTCTCCGGCTGCTCCATGTGCAGGTGCAGCGAGCGTTTGTTGGTGCGCTCGGTTATTACTGGCGGCCTCACCTTCCACGTGCCGTATGAGTCGGTGTTGATGATGCCAGTAGTCCAGTTCTCGCTCTCGTTTCCGTAAGAGTTCACGGCCTTGGCACGTATGCCCCATGTGTTGAGAGTGCCAGCCTCTGGGTAGCCGTCAACATTCCTGTTGAACTGATAACCGCCGCCGCTCGGCTGTATATCAACCCACTCCGCCCCGCTTCCACGCTTTATCTGGTACTTGAATGATATGCTCTCGGTGAGATATGACCGCCCGCACACGCAGGAAAGCTCTATGCCGTGTTCACTTGCTATGGCTGTTACTGCTGTCACGTCCGGCGGTATAGTGTCCTCGTCGCCGTCCATAGCGTACTCAAGGGCGCTGTTCACGTCGTCGATTGTGGCGTAGTCCTTGTTTATCGGAAGCCCGGCAACAGACGGCTTTGTTATCTTGCTGTCGTACTCCGGCACTTTTCCGCTCTCGGCTGTGTATATACCCTCCTGATAAGGGCAGAATGACAGGTTGAATGTGCCGTCGCCGTTGTCCTTCTTGCCTACACACAGAGCGTCAAGGGTCTCGGACTGATACAGGCCGAAAGACACTATATCGCCAATACACGGCTGGTTCACGGCATCAAGAGATACCGGGGTCTCAAAGTTGAGTGTACGGTGTATGCCGACCTGGTTGAACACCACCCTCTTATTGATTATGGCAGGGTTGCCGTATGAGCCTGTACAGACAATACGCACTCCGTAGTCATTGGTCAGATCGGATACATTGAAGCTGCCGTCTGTCACTATGCCTGTTATATAATTGCCCTCGGTTAGGAGCGAGGTTATCTCCGCACCCTCCCCGATGCCGACAGATATTGAGCTGCCCTGTATCTCCACGAGGTCACCGGGGTTAATCAGGTTGCCCTCTGTGGCCACCTTGATGTCCCATGTCTCGGGCCTCAGTTTCCGGCACGCATAATCGTACCATGCCTGCCGCACCACTCGCTTAGCGTCTGTAAGGAATGGATACTCAACAGTCTCGGTAGACCTGTCCTCAACGGGCTTTGTTGTGTTGAACCACACAACGAGGCTGTCCTCCTGATAATAGTTGAGAGCATTTACAAAGCGGCATTCGAAGCCGTCTGGAAGCTCGTCGAAGTCCTTATGGCTGTTGTGGGCGAGTATGTTCTGCTCGTTCAGCACCATTACCTTGGTGGAGCGAGGCGAGTCTATCTCTATACAGTACTTATCGCCGTTGATACCCAGAGAGCCACGTCCGCAGGAAGCAATCTGCCTCAAGAGGTCGATTGTCTTTGTCCTGTTGAGCACAGCACCGTTGCAATGGAAGCGTGGCAGTCCGTCACCAACCTTAGATGTATCGGCACACCATTCATAGAACGCACCCAGCGAAGCTAAGTCTATGCGGCTGTCCGGGTATGTCCTGTTGCCACGGCATACACCCTGCATGGCAAGCAGAAGGAGCGAAGCCGGGTTGTTTGTCGTAGACACGGCTGTGGACCACGACGAGCCGTTCCATGTCCTCGCCTTGGAAGTACATATACAGTTGAGCTGGTCGATTGTATTCTGTATGTCATCGGTAGCCATAATCTGCAAGCCGATACGTGCTGTCCTGTTGCGTCTTGAGGCAACCATAGGCCGCTCCACAACGATTGTGTTCGCAGACTTGGAGGCATCCGGGTCATATACCCATGTGCGGACTGCGGAGATGCACACATCATCGATGTACTGCCACTTGCTGCTGTCCTCGTGGCTCCACCACGCCCAGATACGGAACTCTATGACGTTGTTGGTGCAGTTCTTGACCTCGTTGTATGTGAATGTACGAGAAGCGACGAAATTCATCTCGTCCTTGTTCTTTCTCTTGAATGTTGAGCAGCTGTTGCCAGACGAGTCTGTGGCTGTGCTTGAAGCCCTGTTGAAATATGCGAAAGGCTCCCATGTCGCACCGCCGTCACGGCTCATAGCAAGCCGTATTGTAACCATGTGGTCTTTCTTCTTGCCCTCTTTATAGGCAATCAAGCCGTTAGGCATCTGTATTTCCACTTCAACCTTATGTGGGTATCTTGCGGAGAAGAAGCGGTAGCCGGAGCTGAAGTTAGGCTGTCCGCCGGAAGTGGAGATGCAGTCGCCGAACTCCTCCTGGACGACCTTCTGCGGATAGAGCGACACCTCATTTGCACCCTGCTGTATCTCAATCTTGGGCTGGTAGCTTGCCGGAGGATAGAAAGCCCCGGTCTTCTTGACTGCCGGGAAGCCGCTCTCCAAATCGCTTGTCTGTGCTGTGGTGTAATCGCTCTGTGAAACACATCCGCCCGAGCCGTCGTTAGGTGCAATTATATTGTTGCCCAGCGCAATGTCCCTTATCTGGAGCTTGTTGTAACCGACGATATACAGGGCATGGAAATAATGCTGGCCCTTGTCGCTCGATGTGTCTATGGTGGTGTACGGATCGCCTATGAGGTAAGGGGTCATAAGGGTCTTGCCGAGAATGAGAGGTATGGTCTTGTTGCGGCTTGACGAGTTCTTGCATCCGCCTATGGTCGGAGTTTTCTCGCCGCTCTCTGACTCCTCCTCTGTGCCGGAGTCCGGCTTGCCGATAAGCCATTTGACGAGTTTCTTACCCATCCATTTAAGGGCGGGCTTGAAGATGTGGTAGCCCGGCACAAGTACTTCCATGAAGAAGTCGCCGGCACTTCCGCTCGCATACTGCTGTACGCCGCAGAGGTCGCCGTCCTTCAGCTCGGTGTCGAGGTCTCTAAGCTCGCCGTTCACGTACACGAGCGAATACTCGTTCTTGAAGCCCTTGCAGTGGTCGCCCACTTTGCACGGTGTCTCAACCTCTAATGTCCTGTATTTCTTCTCAATAGGATTGTCAAATATGTTGATTGTCGCAGACATCGTAATACCCCTCTATCCTCGCCCGGTACCTGCCTATCGGCTCTATCGCCACCCCATACCGCCTTGTGGCGTGTATCATGTAGCCTTCTCCTATGTAGACAGCAACATGGCAGGGGTTGCCGTCCACCTTTATCAGTAATAAGCACGGCTCTTTCTCCGCAGCTATGCGCTCGTACCGCACAGTCTCGGAAAGCCGCTCACGTATCTCCGTCCTGTCATTGAGGCAGTCGTACCAGCAGTCGGGGAGCTTCACCCCGTACCGCCCGAACACCTCCATAGCAAGACCCCAGCAGTCAAGCCCGTCCTTACCCCGTCCATGCACCTTGAACGGCACGCCCAGAAGGTCGGTCAGGCATTTCCCGGGCATACAAACTTGTTGCACTCGTCTACTGGCACCTGCTCCTCGGCCAACGGGTCGAACACGGTCTTCCAGTCGATTGTGAATCTGTTCCAGTCGACGGCTGTCAGCGTGTAGGTTCTCGCCTCTATCTCCTCGATCACCTCGCTTCCGTCAACATCCCTGTCTATGGCGGCGACAAAGCGTATGGTGCTCCGCTGCTGGGTCGCTCTGATACGGGCTATCCACTCAAGGTCTATCGCCGATATAGTTATGCTCGCCTCCGATGCCTCGCCGTTCTTTACCTCCGGCGGATTGGGCTTGAAGAACGCAGCTTCGTATGTGTTCCCGCCGAAAATCTTGTCGCTGTCGCTGTTGGCGTAGCGGTATACATTACCGTCCGGAGTTGTTATCTCTATGAGATACGGGAAGCTTGCCTGTGTCATCATGCGGAGCATTTCCGATTTTGACGCACCTGTCATAATTCCTCCCATGTCATGCTCGCATCGACAAGAACACCTGTCTGGTTGTTGTATCTGGGAGCCCCGCCTTTCTTGAACCTGTAAACAGCATTACCGCTGCCGTCAATTTTCGGGAACTCAAAGGAATATACGCCACGCAGACACACGGTTTTCCACCATGTACGGAATAGGGCGTACTCGGTCTGTGTGAACCGCATTTTGACACGGAACTCCGGCCTGTCGGTGGACAGCGCAGCACGACGCTTTGTCTTTCCAGCAAGGCTCTCATCCTCTATGAATCCCTCTTTATCTTCCCAGTCGGTAGACCGCAATATACGCTGGTTCACATTCGCTGGCCATGAAACTGTCATGCGTTTACCCTCCTTCCTGCGACTCTAAGCTGCTGTGCGACCATAGCCCCATCCCAGCCGTTCTTTCCGCTGGCGAAGTCCGAGGCAACCTTCCTTGATATATTGATGATGAGCTCACCGAGACCGTTCTGCTGCACATCGACGTTGTTTCCGCCGTAGTCATTCACGACCACGCTCAAACCTCCGCCGAGAGATTCCGGGTGCTTCATCGCTATGATGGTGTCGTCCGGGTGTGTGCTGAACTTGCCGTGAGGTGTAAGTATCATGTCATTTACTTCAAGAGCCTTTCTTGAATAGGTGTCCGCCTCCAGCTCCATCTTACGTTTCTGGTAGTACTCGTTATTCTTGCGGATATTGTCCAACAGGTCTTTATATTCATCGTTAAGCTGGCGTAATATCTCTGTTTCAGATTCTTCTTCCTCTTTCTTGCCTGTACTACCAAACCAGTCCTCAAGCCACCCGAAAAGGAAATCCATGATAGCAGCAAAACCCTTGATTGCAGGCATTACCGCATTGATGATTACCTTAGCTACCTGCCCTATACCACGCAGTAATACGCCCAGAATATGGCTCGTGGTAGATATGGTCTCAAGTATAGGCTCTAAGGCTTCCATAAGCTCGTTGATTATATCAATGAACGGCTGCACGGAATTATTGATACGCTCATTCATCCGTCCGATGACTCCGACAATCACCTCGATAGTGGGCTTGAACCGTTCCATAAGGTCATTAAGCGGCTCCATAACCATATCAAAGCCCTCAACTTCCTGTGCAACGTCCATGAATGCACCCAGCACGGCATTTATGATACCAGCCCACGGACCGCCCATCTGCATACCCTGCATGAAGTCGCTCACATTCCCGGAGCGGTTCATCACAGTTTCCATTCCCATGCCCGCAGCCATTCCAAGGTTGCCCGACCGCTTAAGCTCCCCTATCCATTCTCGCAGGCTCTGAACGGCATTAGGCACTTTTTCTATTGCCTCGGTGGACTTTTTAAGGGCTTCTTGTTCTTTCTCCAGTTTTGCCCGCAAATCATTAAGAATTATGTTAATCTGGTCATTCTCTTTTCCAAGTATGCCATGCGGCAAAGACCGCTGATAAGACTCAAGCCGAGATATTTCCCCTTGCAGTGCTTCTATCCTGCCCTGCCTTGTGTTTGCATAAAAAGCCTTGATGCGGTCTTCTATAAGCTCCGCTATCGATGGTTCTTCTTTTGGGTTCAGTATTTCATCTATCGCATTTTTAATATTACCCAGCCCTGCCTGTATTCTGGTTATCTCTGTATCGCTCAACGAGAACAAGGACAGAACGCCGTCCTTCCCAGGCTGCATTGTCCCGTTTATATCCAGCAGGTTCTGGAGTGCAGAAGCCATCCCTTGCAATTCTTCTACACGTAGTGCGTTTTTGCCCTCATCAGACATACCGAAAGCGTTGTTGATTAAGTCACGTGTCCTGTCAAGCTCTGCTCCCAACGCCTTTAGGCTCTCCAAGCGTTTCTGTTCTGCCTGGGCTGCATCTTCAGCGGCCTTTTTCTCTGCATCTGACAGGCTCTTATATGCTTCTGCAGTATTCTTTGCAACGTATAACTCGTATTCATAATCCTTGAGCTTTTCTTCAAGGCGTTCTACAGCAAGTGATCTGTTACCGTCAACATTGAGGGCATTAAGCCGTTCTATCTCTGCCTTGATAGACTTAACTGCAGAACCGTAGACATCGGCTCGTTCTGTCCAGTATCTTCCCTTTTCACTAAGACTTTCATTGCCTTTAAGGTCGCTCATTTCGGCCATCTGCGATTCAAGTTCTTTCAGTTCTCTGTTAAATTCCCTTGTTTCTTTTGTCGCATCCCTTATGGCCATAACTATTCCAGCTATTGCTGTAACAGCCGCACCTATGAGAAATGCTGTAGGGAAGGCTGCCTTCATCATTTTTAAGGCTGCTGTCACCATTTTTATTGATGTTGCAGTCTTGATGATGGCAGGAACAAGCATTACGCTGATAGTAGTAGAAATGAGTATAAGTCCACTTGTATATACACCTGAAATGATATTTTTAGCTGCTTCGTTATTTGAAATATCCTTGAATATCTGGAGCACTCCATACTGGATGTCATATACAAGATCAAGCCTTGCCTTATATCGTTCCGCCTGTCCTGTTATGTCAGCAAACAGAGCCCTAAGCTCATCAGCTGTATCTCTTATGAAGCCCTCTTTACCTTCAATAGTATCAATTATGGCGTCCATTCTGCCGTGGAACTTGCCGCCTTCTTCTGTGAGCTTTTCAAAAGCCCGGGATATGTCCTCAAAAGTCGGCTTTGCTACGCCCATATCGGCCATTATCTTGCGCCAAGACACGCCTGTTATCATTGAAAGCTGATTAAGCTGTATTCCAGAAGCCCGTCCTACAGCCCCAATCTTTACAAACACATCTACAAGCCTGTTGAACTTCTCGGTACTTCCTCCAGCAATGTTTCCAAGCTGTGTCAGCTTGTCTTTTACCTCGTCCTCCGCAACACCGAGAGCCAAAAGCTGTGTTGTGGCATTAGCAAGAGTATCTACACCGAAAGTTGTCTTGTTTGAGAATGTCCGTAATTCTTCAAATAAAGCCTTGCCCTTTTCCGCGCTTCCAGTCATGGCGGAAAGGCCGAGCTCCATCTGCTCAAAATGTGCATAAACAGCGAGGTTTTGCTTTGTAAACTGATTATATGCGGCGACCAGCTTCTGTACGGCTATCGTTGCTGCCGTAACACCCGCCGCCATTTTCAGGGCGTTCTTTTCAGTATCGTCCATTGACTTGCCAAGACCGTCTCCCTTCTTCTGGGCTTCATCAGCCTTTCTTGCAAACTCCGCAAGATCGCCCGATGCCTTTACTACACCGTTGGAATCTATCTCGATAACCAGTCTGCTTAAATCTGTTGCCCTTTAATCTCCCTCGCTTTCTGCGTTCATAGCCTTAATCTGTTCGTAAGCCCAGCCTCGCATCTTGATTAAGGTGTCTATCTCGTATTGCCTAAGCTGTATATCCCTAAGCCTGCAATAGCTCTCTACCTCCTGCCAGCTCATATCTTCCCGGTACAACTCGACGAATATGTTGTACAGAAAAGCAAAAAAGAGAGGAACTTCCGGGTCGTACAACTCCTTGTAATAACCGCACCTGTAAAATTCCTCTCTCCCTAACCGCTTGATTATCTCCTTCCTGTCCTCCGCATTGGTTTTGTATACTGACTTATTCTCGCCAGTCTTCCGTCTTGTCGGATAGTGCAGAAAAAAGAACTGCTTGACGGCCTTTTCTAAGTCCTCCTCTAACTGGAGAAAAAATTTGAACGTTCCCGTGATTTCGCAAGGATAAAGTCCTTGATAGCAGGGATTTTATCAATCACCAGCTTGTAGCTTGCCTCATCACACTTCAACTCAATATCACCCAGCATAAGCGGCTCTTTGTCCAGAGAGCGTATTCCTGCAAGACGCACAAGAGCGTTCTCGTCGCTGTTATCCATAAACTCCTCAAGGAAGCCCTTTGCAAACTCGCTCTGGTAATTATTAATATCCTCAAACTTGATATTGTTGAGCTTGTTCCGTGATTTTTCCCTGTTGAACTTGATTACCGCATCCGCATCATCACCGAGAACCTTTACCTCGAAAGGCTGCTCTTCGCCATACAGCTTCACACGAAACCATACACCTTCATTCGCTTTGTCTTTTGTTGCTAAACAGCTAATATCCATTCTTCACTCCTTAAATTATGGTATAGCGGAGCCGGGATTCGAACCCGGAATACAGGACAAGGATTCCTGCATGATGCCATTTCATTACCCCGCGGTGCGGCAGTTTGTTTTTACCGTGCAAGCTGCCAAAAAACGTTCCCATATAAGAGGAGGTTTTCAGTAGAAGTGGAAAGCCTAAGAAACCTCTTCTACTTTCTTGATAAACTTCAGGCCGTTCTCGAAGTTCATGGAGAAAGGAGCAGTAACCTTGTACTTATTTCCGTCCTTGCTTTCGGAAGGGCCTTTGAGGTGTGCCTTAATCTGGATTGTGTAGCTGGTCTTAATATCGCTTACAGTCCGTGAGAGCTGCACCTCTATACACTTGTCAACGCCGTCTACTGCATCGTTGAACATAGACATACCGAGGGCATCAGCCTTCCAAATATCAATGTTGCCGGATACATCGAAGTCGCCGTCGGACATTTCGATAGCTTCTGTCTCAAAGAGTGCGTCTGTGCGCTCCTTGTTGTTGTTGATTGTCAGGTCAAGGTTAGGAGCCTGCCGAATCTGTGTCATATTGGAGAAGTTGTCGGCAAGAGCACCAATTTTCAGATAACCTTCAAGGGTCTTGAAACTCTTTGTTGTAAGTGCTGCTCCATAATCAAACTTTGTTGAGTCGATAGGGTCGACGCTTACACTCTTCGGGTTGTTGCTACCAAGCCAGCCGAAAGAGAGCTTTGCGAATGAGTTGAGGGCAAGGGTAAGAGTCATCTCGTTTACCTGCAAGCCTGTGAACTCTCGCCACTCTGCCGGAGCCTGTGCGAACTTCTTGATCATTCTCCATACTTCTTTGTCAGTACCGAGAACAAGTGTCTTGTAATCTATGACATTTCCTGTAATCTGCTCTGAATCTGTAACCCAGCTTGAGCACATTACGCTGGCTATCAGGTCGTCCTGCTCGTCAATGTTGAACTCTGACTCTGTGTTTCCGCTTGAAGATTCTGTACCTGTATCTGGGACAGAAGGGATTCTTGTTCCCGGGAGTACAACATCGGATTCAATCTCCTCAACAGCCCCTACAATGCCATTTTCTGACAGTCTGAGAGGTTTCAGAGTACCCTTGTTGGCAGAACTTGCTGCCTGATAATCGGATTCCTTGATGACATAGGTTGTCATCTCTGTCTTAATTTTATTAGTGATTGCTGGTGTTGACCTTTTTTACTCCTTGCTGTTGTCTATATCAGCTTCCCATTCAATGCGTACGATAGTACGATAAATGTCGTCTTCTTCACTTGTTTTAACCTTATAAACCTTGTCTATAAGCACATCGTCAAACGTAGTACCACGGGCGAACAGCTTTGCTATCCACTTGTACTTATTGTTTGCCTCATCCTCGCCTTTATTTTTTGGCGTACATATATCAATCTGGAAAATTCCAGTCCAGCGGTCTAAATGATTGTCACATACCCCCAGCCCTTCCGGGGTGTCTGGTATGAAATAAAGCTCAAACCAACGCTTGCTTTCTGGAGGGCTGAACAGCTTGTTAGGAAAAGCTACATTGGTATAGTTGTCCGACAGAAAACTTATATTGCTGAACGTATTCAGGGTCTTGAACCTGTCAAAAAGGCTTTTCTGGATTGATATATCATTCATTTTCTGCGGCCTTCCTTATCGCCCTGCGAATACGTGCAGTCATATTGGTCATAGCAACACCGACCATTCCATGCGGCGCTCTTTTGGAGTAACCACCTTCCGACTTAATCACATACCCCTGTCCTTTAACGTAAGTACCCTTCTTGACTTCCTTCGGATAGCCGCCAAACTCAAGCATTGTGATATATGGCAGATTGTTATGGATGTATATCTTCTCATCGCCAGTCACCTTGATTTTCTCGGTTTCTGCCAGAACCATGCTGGAGGTATCACCTTCCTTGCATAATCTTTCAATCTGTGCAGTATCGTCATGACCGACTGTTATCTGCCAGTTGCCCCGTGCCCTTCCTGTGTCAACAGGAGTCCGTTTGACAATATCTGTGTACAGGATAGTAGCTACAGCCTTCCGAACATCGGTAAGCTGCTTTTTCTTGGCTTCTGCATACTTTGTCAGATCAAGTGACCATTTACCCATCTATCTACCCTGCACTATGTAGTAAATTGTTGTGTTCCCGTCCGGCATAAATGGCTGGACATCAACAACCGTGTATTTATCGCCGCCAAAGCTGAAGGTATCGTTTGCCTTCGGCTTATCGTCCAGATAACACATCAGGAAAATATCCCCGACCAGAACAGATTTTCCGTCAACCTGCCCGATTTTCGTTGTCTTCTGCAACGCAAATCCTGTTATCTCAATATCTTTGGTACTGTAAGAGTCTGTATCTGGATCATAAACCTCCTCAGAAACACGCTTGAAAATGATAGGAGCTCCTTTTTGTGAGAGCTTCTTATTTGCTTTCTGTGCGTATTTTGTGTAGTTCATACCCTTGATACTCCGCTTGAAATGACTTTCCCACGCCCTGTATCTATTACAAGCCCTTTGACTTTAAGGTTGAGCACGTCATAACGAGTGCTTTCCTTCATCTTGTCCTTGGTCTCATAAGTGAAGGCAAGGTCGCCTATTTTCTCGCTGATTACAGCACCATTCTCGTCCTCTACGGAATATACCTCGTTGTCGTTGCCTATAAGAAGGGCACATTCCATAACAGCTTTCTTGACTTCCAGCGGAACTCCTTCCCGAACAAAGCCATCGTTGTCTATGCAGTTTTCCCGTGGAAACTGTAGAGCCTGTTCTGGTGTGGCTTTCTTGCCTCTCCACCTGTAGGCTGTATCGATATAGTCTGTGGCCAGAATAAGGAGATTATCTTTTTTAGAAGCCGTAAAAGTGCTCCATTTTGTCTCTCCCCGTTCTGCAAAGTAAGCATCAGACTCCGATACCGATACATAACTGTTGGCGTCTGTCAGTCCTGTTCCGTCTTCTACAATCATCTGTACTCTCCATAAGATTATGCGGCACCGCATAAGCGGCACCGCATCTCAAACTTACGCAAGTGTAAGACCGCTTGCGTCAATCTTAAAGCTCTTGGTGACTGCGGAAGCACCTGTACCGATAGAGAAGTACTCTCCGGCAAAGATGTCGCCGTTAGCCTTGATACCCTTAGCAATGACAAGATAAAGTGTGTTGCCGATTGTGAGCTTGTCAGAATCCTGAATAGCCTCAAGACCGGAAACAACCTTCTCTGTGCCTCTGCCATAGTGGGTGATAGTGTCATCAATCTCGACGAGGAAGATGGCGTTGTTCTTGACAGTTGCAGAACCCCAAATTCCTGTTGCTGCGGCAGAGGCAACCTTGGCAGCCTTGCCAGCAAGACCGATGATATAGTCAACATTTCCCTCTCCGTCGGCGGCAATCTCTGCGAGTGTGCCGTCTGCTGTAAGAACATAGTCTGTTCCGTTCACGGTGTATACCATTGACTTGGTAGGATAGTTGGTAACAGAAGGCTCATCGCTTTCAAAGTCAGCGTAAACAGCATCTGTCTTTCCGTCCTTACCGTTAGGGAATACGAATGTGTCCCACAGAGCTCTGTTCTGATAGAGGTATGCGTCTGCAACAACGGACTGCTCATCAGGGCTTCTGAAGTAGATTGAGTTAATCTTTGGGACAGTTCTTACAAGGCTTGGATGTGCGATAAGCACGTTAAGCCTTGGACCGACTCCCTTGAAGTCGTCAGAATAGTCAAAGTCGCCATAGAAGCGAGCATCGTCAATTACCTCGATGATGGTCACGCCATTGATTGAGGTAATTCTGGTTGACAGTCCATTGCCCTCATTGATAGCAACAGTCTTGATGTCAAAGGTCTTGGTGATCTCGGAAGAAGACTCAAGACAGTCCATGATGTCGCCACGAACATAAGCGATAAGTCCACCCATAGAGCGGTATGGTTTAAGGCTCTTTGACTGGAACAGCTTGACAAGCCGTGAGTAGGTGTTGGCTGGTGTCCAGCCGCCCTCGGTCTGATAGAAGCCGCTCTTTTTTGCAGCTTTTGCACATTTCTCAAAGAATCTTGCATCGATTTCTGGGATATAGTGCTCTGCAATAAACACCTCGGAGATGTTCTGTACAGTTGCTGTCTGGTTACTCTCGTCAACGTCAGCTCTGTCAACAGGGAACTGGATGTCCCGGTCATGCTCGATAACGAAAGGAACGTCAGTCTGAACGATCTCGCCCTTGTTCCATTCTCCATTTCTGGAGTGATGCTTGTAACCGCTTGTATTCATTCTTACGAAATGAATAGTTTTAGCGTCAAGGAATCTTACAGACTCTCTTGGTGCAATAAATGGAGCTGTATAAAGCCCGTCCTCTACTCTCGCCAGAAGTTCTCTTTCCCACTTCTCGGCATAATTGATAATATTAGCCCTTTAGTTTCTCCTTATCTAAATTTATTCCACGGCTGCTTTTTACCCGGGCCGTGGTCAACCCAATCGTCCTTATTACCGCCATTGCCGTTAGAACCGCCGCCAGAAGCCCCACCACCGCTGGAAGGATTCTTGATATACGCCTTTCCTTCTGGTGTCTTGGCGAAAGCACTCATTACATCCTGAATGGTCTTGCCATCGTTGTCTACAAACATAAGTTTGCCGTCAACGTCCTTTGCCTCAAACTTGTTCTTGTACAGCACGGTAGAAATAAATCCGTCCTTCAGCCCTTCAACGAACTGAATACCTTTGATTCCTTCGTTGATAGCATCAGATTTAAGCCTTTCTAAGTGCGATGCCTTATAGAAGTCACGGTCTTTTGATACAGCAGCAAGCTCCTCGTTGTGTTTCTTGACGAGTTCAGCTTCCCGTGCCTCGTAGATCTTCCGCCTGTTCTCGGGGTCATTCTTTGCCAATTCGTCCTTGAGAGCTGTAATCTGGGTGTTCAGTCCAGCTTCCTTTTCCTCGCTCTCCTTGAGCTTGTCCTTCAGCTTTTTCTCGCTGCCGAGGAGCTCATCACGTTTCAGCTTCAGTCCCCTTGTATCTGCATCATGCTCGGCAAGAATACTTGTGATCTTGTCCTCTACAGATACATCTTCCTTCGCCATCAAATCACTTAAAAAGTCTTTGTCTAACATTACTCAACCTCTTTTCCTTGAAAATAGATTCACAGATTTTTGGCTTAGCCTATCCCTTCGGGCTTCTCTGTTGACATAATAATATACTATTTTCATTGTTCGGTCAAGCGAATAATATTCTATTGTGTAATCTCTTTTATGATGTGTTTGTATTATTCAAATAGGCTTTTTGTCTCTGCTGCCCCTGCTTCATCCTTTACAGAGGCATTGTCAACCTGTTTTTCAAGCAATCTTGCCCTCTCATAGTCTGATGTCTGCCTCGTCTGCTCTCTTGCTCTCAGTGCCTTTCTCATCTCCCTGACAAAGGTTATAAATTCCCGGCTGTTCATACCCCGCCCCCCACACTATAGCAAAATAGCCCGGGCATCCGTACCCTTGAGGCAATGGACTCTTTTATTCCAGAAACTTGCTGCAAGCTCCAGATTTTCCAGAATTGTCTTGGATTCATCGAATATGATTGAATGGCTCTGTGATTTACAATGTGCACAGGTTATATTTACCATTTTCACACTTCCAGTCATATAGTAATTAGGTTTACCCGGGCCACCACAGTACGGACATGGTTTCATCTCCTTAATAATCTTGTTTATTGCCCTTTCTGTCCTTCTTTGTGCTTTTTCTTCATCTGTCAGCTTGTCTGCCATATCCCCTCCCCT